TCGAGCAGGTGCAGTACGCGCTCAGTTTGAAGCGGCCGAGCAGCGTGGGCTCCAGCTTCTGGGGTTTGGTGGCCTCTGCTGCCACTTCGGGCTCGATGGCGTTGTCCTCCAGGCGGGTCTCCGCCTCGGTCTCTGTGATGACCTGGTAGCACGTCAGCGGCATCCAGACGATGGTGTCCTGCGCCTTTACGATGAGGGCGGCGGTGATCGCGCCCACGATGGCGCCGAGGCCGAAGCATACAGTCAGCAGCCCTGCGGCGTGTTTCTGTCCTTTTGTCATTTTTGTCTCCTTTTCTGTTCGGTCGAAGTGATCAGGCGGCCTGCTGCCTCCGTGATCGCCTCCATTCGTTTCGCCCTCTCCGACGATGGCAGCGTCGGGCGGGTGATGCGGATGTTTTTCATCTGGTTCCTCCGTTTGGGTTGTCGATATTTGAGGATATGCGGGGAAGTTTGTCCGCTATGTGCGGGGGCGTTTGTTTGCTGCCTGCTCTTCCCACGTTGCCCAGCGGCAGTTGCTCGGCTCGTAGTTGCCGTCGGGGTTGATGCGGTCCAGGGTCAGGTCTTCGCGGTAGCCGTGCTCCATTGCCCAGTCGTGGAATGCTAGGAAGTCGTTCCGCCACTCTTCGCAGACGACGACTCCCCTGCCGCCGTAATAGCTGAATGAGTGGTGCTTCGGATCGTAGCAGCGGGCCAGCATAAAGGTCCAGATGGACAGGATGCGGCGGTCCACAGTAGATTTACAATCTACCATAACAGGAAAAAAAATAGCCTCACGGAGCAGGGACGAGTTGATTTTTAATATTTCGCAGAGCTTGGCGATCTCGCTTGCCTTAAATTCGGCCTGATTTCTCAATTTCTTGGCAAAAGTAAAAGGCGTCACGCCTAGATGGTCCGCGATATGGTTGCGACGCATCCCCGACTTCTGGATGAAAAGCTCCAGCAGGTTGGTGTCTATCATTTTTTTCACCTCCTCTCTGGTAGATTTTCAATCTACCGCCGATAGTATAGCGCCGTTTTTCGATTATGTCAATATTATTTGATAAAAAAATCAAAAAAAGTTGATTTTTAATCTTTTTCGTGGTATATTATGGACGAAGGAGGTGAGTGAATTTGATCAGCTTAGGAAAAAATATAAAAGCGGCGCGACTGCAAAAACAGTGGACCCAGGAAGAGCTCGCCGCCAGGATGGGCTATAAATCAAAGTCCACGATAAACAAGATCGAGCTCGGGATCAATGATATTCCGCAGTCAAAAATTGCTCAGTTCGCCGAAGTGCTGGGAGTCACGCCTGGCTATTTGATGGGCTGGGAGCAAGAGCCAGAAGAGTCTGGCGCCCTGGCTGCGAAAGTGCTGAAGGACCCCGCGCTGCTGCATCTGGTGCAGGCGTTCACGAAGTTGTCCGCAGCCGATCAGGCCACAGTCAGCGCCCTGGTGGACAGCCTGGCACAAAAAAAAGACTGACGCAAAGCGCCAGCCTTAAAATTATGAAAAAAGTGTTTTAATGAAGGACAGCACCAGGCGGATCTGGTACTCGTTCAGGGTCTCTATAATTTGGAGCAATTCATCTTTTAGAGATCTCATCTCCTCGCCTCCTTTTCTGTCGGGGCAAGTATACCTCGCAGGTATACTGCCTTTATTGTAGTACGGAAAAACGCGCGGGAAAATAGTCGATTTTTGGAAGGGTGAAAAAATATGTACATAATACCACGATACAGAGCAGACGAGATGCTCATATATTTGCGGAAGTCCAGAACAGACGACCCGCTGCTCACAGTTGAAGAAGTCCTTGCACGTCACGAGCAGATGATCGACGAGTGGGTCGAAAAGAATCAGCCAGACGCGGGCCGCATAGAAGAGGCCAACAGATACAGGGACGTCGGCTCAGGCGAAACGATTGAGAGCCGCCCGAGGTTCCAGGAGCTGCTTCGGCGCATAGAGTCGCCGAAGGTCAAGGCCGTGCTGGTCAAGGACCCGAGCCGTCTCTCCCGTGGTGATCTGGAGGATATAGGCTACCTGGTGAAGATCCTGCGCTATACTAACACGATAGTCATCACGCTGGACCGCGGCGCCTATGACCTGAACGACGAGCGCGACCGCGACGACTTCAAGCGCGAGCTGATGAAGGGGAACGACTACCTGGAATACGCGAAGAAGATAATGCAGGCGGGCACGCTGCAGAGCGTCAAGTCTGGCGCATATGTCGGCAGCCTCCCTCCGTATGGCTACAGAAAAGTAGACTATAGGGAAGGCAGCCGCGTCATCCACACGCTGGAGCCTATACCAGAAGAGGCCGAAGTTGTCAAGCGCATCTTCGAGATGTACGCCCAGGGAATCGGCACCTGTTTGATCGCCCAGACGCTTACAAGGGAGCACGTCCCCGCGCCGAAGGGAAAAGAGTGGTCGAAGACTTCCATCCCGCGGATGCTGGACAATGTTCATTATCTCGGAAAAATCAAGTGGAACAGACGGCCGAACGTCCGAAAAATTGAGGACGGGAAAGTCGTGGTTAAACGCCCAGAGGCGGCCGAGTATTTGATCGTCGAAGGGAAGCACCCAGCCATAATAGACCAGGAGCTCTGGGACAAGGTGCAGGCCATCCGTGGCAGCATCCCGCGCAACAAAAAGGAGAACGCGCTGGTCAATCCTCTCGCGGGGCTGATGTTCTGCGCGAAGTGCGGGCGCGCTATGTCGTGGCGGCCGTATAAGCACTGCGGCCCGAGGTACCTCTGCACCAGCCTCCCGAACTGCGGCTGCTCTTCTGGCCCCGTTGACGAGGTGCTCGCCGCGGTCGTGAAGGTTCTGGAGCAGACAGTTGAGGACGTCTCCTTCAGGATAGAACAAGGGACCGACGACAGCCTCGAAAGGCACCAGCAGACAGTGGCACGCCTGGAGAAAAAGCTGGCCGAGCTGAAGGACCTGGAGCTGAAGCAGTGGGACGAGAAGATCAAGGGGACGATCCCGTCGCATATCTTTGAAACGCTGAACAGTAAAACGCGCGAGGAGATTGAGGAAGTAGGCCACGAGCTCTGCATCCTGCGCGAAGCCGTCCCAGAGGCCACAGATTGGACGGAGAGGCACGCAACAGTGCACGAGGCCCTTCGCCTTATCCTTGACCCAGAAGCGCCTGTGCGCGAAAAAAATGCACTCCTGAAGGCCTGCATCGAAAGGATCGAGTATTACAGGGAGCCGAAGGAAGGAAACGCACGCTGGGGAGAGACGAAGCCCCTGCAGCTGCATTTCATCTTGAAAGTGTAACGATAAAAAAGCCCGTTCCTTTTTTTGCCCTTTATGTATATCATCAAGGCGCGGGCTCGATAGCACATATATGATATACATTAAAAAAAGCAAAAAGAAAAAGCCCCGAGGAGCCTATACTCTTCGGGGCTTTTTGTGTGTCTGTTATTTTGTGATCTTGCCGATCAGGTCGCTGAGGTAGTTCGCGCCGCGGCTTCCCAGGATGCCCGTCAGGGTCGTCCCGATCCAGGGCCAGGCGAAGTCGATGCCGACGACCTGGAAGAGGTCAGCGCCAGCAGCGAAGCACAGCAGGACGGACGTCAGGATCGCGGCCACCTGGGTGACTGCTGCCTTGATGTCTTTGCCTGCTATGGCCTTGCCGATGCTCTTGCCGTACTCGACCAGCGCCTCGGTGACGATGGCCAGCACGAGGATGAGGGTGATGCCTTCCATTCTCTTGTCCTCCTTGTTATTTGCTGATCAGGCTATTCTGCAGGGCCTCCTTGGCGTCCTGCATCTGCTTGATGTTGTTGCCGTCGATGCCGTGGTCCAGGAGCGCCAGGAGGGCTCTCTGTGTGACGCGGTTGTCTTCGGCGATGGCCTGAAGTCGGTCATTATCGGTATTCAGCTTGCGGTCGACCTCCTTGCGCCAGGCCTCCAGCTCGTCCAGCCTTGCATTTTGCTGCACGTTTGGAGCCTTGATGCCCTTCACTGCCTTGATGATCTTCTCGGCAGCGTTGGCCAGCAGGACGAGGGCCGAAGCCCCCGCCAGGATATAGGTCCAGAGTTGATCCACGGGCCCGTCCTCCTTAGACGATGATCGCGTCGAAGCCTTTGGCCTTCAGCGCCTGCACCAGAATCTCCGCTCCTGCCTTGCTTCCTGCGAAGCACTGCACGCGGTAGAGCTTCTCGGGCTTGGTCACGGGTGCCTTGTAGGCGATGCCCAGGGTCGCCAAGATGCCCTTCGCGATGGCCTGGCCCATAGCCTTCTGCTCTGCTGCGGTGTCGATGATCTGGACGTCCTTCTTGTTGTCCACGAAGGCGCACTCGACGATCACGGCAGGGGCTTTGGTCTCGCGGATAAAGCCAAAGTAGTCACGGCCTGCGCTGTTCTTTTTGGTCTTGGCGCCGCGGCTGTTCTGGCCGATCTTGACGATCTCGCCCAGGATGTTGCCCGCCAGGGTCTTGCCCGTGCCGCCTCCGTGGTGGTGGAAGGCCTCGGCTCCGTCGCCGCCTCCTGCGTTGTTGTGGATGTCCACAGCCAGATCAGGCGCGAAGGTGTTGCACTCGCGGATCTCTTCGGTGAGGCTGTCGTTCTCGTCCTTCGTGCGGCTCATCAGGGTGGTGACGCCGTGGCGCACCAGCTCCTCGTTGCAGGCCTGCGCGATGGCGAGGTCCAGGTCCTTCTCCTTGAAGCCATTCGCCACAGCTCCAGGATCGTTGCCTCCGTGGCCTACTCCTATAAATACTTTTTTTGCCATTATACGTTACCTCCTAAGGAAATAATTGCACTGACAAGGCGCTCGATCACCTTGTTCGTGTCGCGGTTGTAGGTGGCGTCGATGGTGACGCCGTCGGTGTCGGTCGTGAGGGTCGTGGTCGGTGCCAGACTCGTCACGCCTTCCACAGTCCCGTCTGCTGTGGGGGTGTAGGTCGCGGGCTCCTTGTAGGGCTCGTAAGCCGTTGCCTTTGTGCCTTGTTCGATTTGAAAATAACCAGTGCCGCTTAGTTCCACGTTAGCCGCGCGACTGTGAATTTCCAAAATCATTGAAGCGTAGCCCTCGTAGTCGTTCAAATCGAAAGTAATTGGTTGATTTTTATAACTCTTAAAAGTGGCTAGATTGGCAGAAGTCGAACTTCGCACATACAGAGTGAACTGCATATTTTCAACAGTTCCTTGCACACTTGCGGTGTAAACGCCTCTAGGCAACACAAAATCATATTGTCGAAAACAAGCCGTAAAAGCTGCGGGGATGCCGCTTACAGTAACAGAGCCATCTGCGCCAAAAACAAACGTTGCACCATTTGCCTCGACGGTTTTCCCAAATGCAGAAGATAAATCAAAGAAGTTCTTTCCGTGCTTGGTCAGGGACGCCGTGGAGAAGTCTGCGACGTGCGGCGTGTAGGCCGTGGCGGTGTCTCCTGCCTCCAGCTGAGGGTATACAGTCTCAGCGTCTGCGGTCTTGCCCGCGTCCACGCAGACGACGAGGTCGACTCTGGTGGTGTCGTTGTCGACAGTGAAAACGAGAGGCCTGCCTGCGGAGGAGCTCTTGCCCACTCGCTCGGCGCCCTCCGAGGTTCTCACGCCTAAAGTCAGGCGGACGTTCTCGGTCGATCCGCTCAGGGTATAGGTCCCGCGTGGGAGGGGCATTTGCTTCTCCCAGGGCTGCCCCTGGCAGACGTAGTAAGCGGTCGCCCCTGTTGCGGTTCCGTTGGCGAGAACAGAGCCGTCCTCGTTGTAGGTGAAGGTCACGCCCGCGGAGGTCGTTGGGTTCGTGTCGTTGTAGGACTGCGGGGGGATCAGGTTCTTGCTCTTCAGCTTCACGCCGACTTCGTGCTCCAAAGGCGAGACGTCGGTCAGGGTCACGGCGGTGCCGCTCTCCGATCCCTTCAATGCGTTGGCGACTTCCCGAGAGATGGCCTTGTTCTTGACGGGTCTCGCGCTGGTGCCGTTGAGCTCCCCGTCGAGGATGCTCTCCTCCTTGGGTACCACGGCGAAGGCAGCAGAATCGCCTTCCCGCAGCATAGTCGTCAGGACTGTGGAGTCGGACATATCAAACACGCCGTCGCCGTTTACGTCGGGATCACTCCACCACGCGAGCGGGTGCCCGCTTTGGTTGCCGTAGTGGAAGAGGAGATGGATGGCGTCGTCCTCATTTACCACGCCGTCGCCGTTAAAATCGTACTTGTAGTACACGCCCCCAGCGGTGATGCTTCTCAGGTGGTCGCCAGCAGTCGGCCAGGCCTTCCCGTTGCGGTCCACTCGGGCGTCGAGCACTTCGGACAAGGTCACAGAAGCCATCGGGAAGAAGCCCCAGCACTTCGCGCCGTAGACGTTAGCCACGTCGCTCTCTGTGTTGATGATCTTGATATAGGACCAGCCCTCGGTGCCCTGCTTGATGAACACATTCAGGGCCGTGTTGTCGCAGTGCAGCGGGATGTCCTGGCCCTCGGGGAACAGGGGCGCCTGTGCGGGCTGGATGCACCCGTCGGTGGAGTGCTCGCCGTAGCCCGTCAAGGTCAGGCCGTCGATCTCGAAGGTGAGCACGGCGCTGGCTCCGTTCAGGCGGATCTTGCCGTTCTGGACGTAGTCGTCGCCGCTCATCTCGATCACAGTCTCCCCGCTGGTGCCTCTCATTGCGATCAGCTCGGAGACTCTTGCGCTGATCTGGGCGTAGATGTCAGGAGTGGGCTCTGCGGGGTCGGCGGTCGGTGTGGTGATCGCGCCCTGGAGCACAGTCAGCCTGACCACTTCGGTCGTGTGGATGGTGTCCTCGGCGGAGCCCATCAGGCCGAAGTAGAAGGCGCCCTCCTTCGCCAGGACCTCGTGGGGCACTGTCGCGAGATCGTTCTCCAGGAGGACGTGATAGACCTCGTCCTCGGTGCGGTAGAAAACGGCCGTTTTCAATAAGCCTTCCCACGTTGGGTCGTTGTCGTAGTCAAAAAGGAAATGCACCTGCACCACGTTCCTGCTGCCTGAAGACAGGCGCTCGGTCGTGTTGACTGTGAGCCGATGGCCAGAAGGCACTGCCTCGATTATGATGTTAGCCATTTATTTTTTCCTCCAGTTCTTGAAGTCTTTTCTCGAGCCCGCGCTGCTTCTGGAGCAGCAGGCCGATGAACTCGTCATACGCGAGGCCCAGCTCGGAGCCGTCGCCTTTCAGGTCCACGAAGCCCCCGAAGTCGTCACGGGTCAGCCCCGCAGCGGCCAGAGCCTCGTCCACGTCCTGGGCGATGAAGCCCACGTGGTAGCGGTCGCCCTTGCCGTTGAACTTGAAGCGCTTCGGCGTGAGCTTGTCAAGCACGGCCTCATAGGCTGCAGGCAGCTCCTCGATGCTGTTCTTTTCCCTGCGGTCGGATGTGACTGCAGCGCCGCCCTTGTACAGGTAGACGCCGTCCTTCCCTCTCAGGTAAAGGTTGGTGTAGTCGTTGCCCACGACGCAGCTGTTGGCGCTGTCCACGCGTAGGACGTAGTAGCTGTTGCCGTCCTTGTCGGCGATGCGGATGCCCGAGCCGTTCAGGAAGCGGGCCTCCTTGGCGAAGCTGATCTCGCTGCCGTCGATGGTGGTGGGGTGGGTCGCGTCGCCCAGGAAGAGCTGCAGGCCGTTGACGTAGGTGTTCTGGGCTCCGCCGCCGACGTAGATCGCGCCCCAGAGCAGGTCGATGAGCGCCTTCCGTGCGGCGGCCTCGTCAGCCACCTGCTGATCTGTGGCCGCCAGCGCTTTCTTGGTCGCGTACTCGCTGCCGATCTGCGTGAGGATGCTCTGCTCGCTTGCGGTGATGTGACCGACCAGGTCAGCCTCCACCTTCGCGGCGATCTGCTCCTCGCTGTGGGAGATGTTCGTCTGCACTTTTTCCGCAGCGGTCTGACCTCTGCGGTCGCCTGCCACGTCTGCACCTGTGAGGGAGACGAGATCCTTGCCCAGGACGATGCGGTTCTGGGCGGGGTTCAGCAGGTCCTCGGTCTTCGTGGTCAGCAGGAAGGCGTCATTGATGCCGTGGGGCTTTGAGATCACGCGGATCAGGTCGCCCACTTTGAAGCGGTCCAGGTCCTTGTCCAGGTAGGACAGGTCGAGAGCCGTCAGCTCGATGGATGAGACGGCCAGCTTGCTGCCTTCCAGGAATTGACGCGCCTGCTCCAGCAGGATGGCGGGGTCCTTCACGTCGTCCCAGGTTGCTGTGGTCATTATAACGCCGCGGATGGCCACGGCGTCCTCGGCGAGGATGTAGTCCTTGCCTCCGTTCACAGAAGCGATGGTGAGGCGTTCCTTGGACGTGGTGACCTTCCCGTTGGCGTCGGCCACTTCCAGCCGTGCGCCGTAGGGGATGATGCCAGTCGCCAGGGAGGCTTCGCTGGAGCCTGTCCTGCTGAAGTCCAGCAGGTTCTCACCGAACTCAACGACCTGGTTGCTCTCGGCGTCGAGGGATTTCAGCCAGTTGATCCTGCGGACGCTGCCGCCGTCCGTGAAGGTGATGTACCCGCCGCAGCGCTCCAGGAGCTTGTTGAGGGTCGCCAGTGTCGTCTCGGCGCTCTCGCTCTCCAGCCTGATCCAGTCGTTCGGGTCGGTGACTGTTACGTCTCCGACCTCGAAGGCCTTCTCGGCGTCTTGCACCTGTGCGTTGTGCGCGTTGATCAGGGTCACGAAGCACGAGCGCGGGGTCGCCTCCCACAGGTATGGGCGTTGGATGGTGTCGCGAAGGAAGCACAGCTCGCCCTCGCAGGTGACTGTCTTCTGCCCGTAGAAGTTGACGCTGCTGAAGATTACCCGCCCGCGGAAGATGCGGGCGTCGTCCTTGTAAATGTGGATGTTCGTCTTGTAGTCCGTGAAGTAGTTGTATGCCTTATGGCCTGGAGGCAGCACGATCTCCGCGGAGCCGCCCACGTTCAGCCCTGTGGTGATTTTCAGCCCCACCAGGTCAAGGTCTTCCCGTCTGCTGTCGTATACCCAGGAGCCATCTGCTGTGACTTGGATCATCTCAGCACCGCCTCTCTGTACGTGATTTTGATGGAGCCCTCGCCCTTGTAGAAGAGCGCGCTCCCTCCAGGAGGGATGAAGAGAGGCGCCCATTGGTAGGTGCCCGTCGTCAGGTCCGCCTGCACTTGTTCCTGGGTCTTGTAGTCGGCCAGGGTGATCAGGCTGACTGTGCCCTCGACTGTGATGCGGGGGTTAAGGGTGCGCCGTCCGTTGTTCCAGAGCGTTTCAAAAAGCCACTTGTCCTTTTGCGGGGTCAGCTTGACCACAGTCTCGCGGTCGCTGTAGAGCCAGGGCTCGCAGGTAGCGGTCAGGGTCACGGCAGCATATGCCAGACTGTTCTGGTTCACAGTCACGCGGACGCGGCCCACCAGGAAGTGGTCGGGGTGGTCGGGGAGGATGATCTCCCACTTCCACCCGTCCAGCAGGTTGATCATCCTGCTGATGAGGCGCTGCCTGTCCTCCCTGGTGCCTTCGGAGCACTCCAGGGTCGCGGTCAGGGTGCGGTCTTTGTAGGTGGGGAGCCCGTCGGTCAGCACAGTGGACAAGTCCCAGGAGCCAGAGCTTCCGACCTTCTCGACGAAGTGGGTCTTCTGCTCTGGGTCTGTCAGGACCAGCCCTGTCAAGGTCCAGCCGTAGGAGCCCGTGTCGTAGTCGCGCAGGCGGCTCCCCTCCGTGCTCCAGCCCTGCCCTCTTGCAGGGTCTTCGCTGCGGAAAAATAGCGTCCGTTTTTTCACTTGATCACTCCTCTCGCTGCCAGGGTTCGACGCTGGCCGAGTGCGTTGTCCATCCTCTGGGCTGTAGCGCCCACCAGGGTGTCGCCGTCAATGGTCAGCACCTGGCCCTTCTCGATGGCGATCAGGATCTTCTCCAGCATCCCCGCGTTGGCGGAAGCCACCAGGGCCGTCTGGCTCTGGACACGTGCCGCCTGCTGCTCTGCTACGCCGCGGAGGGCGTTCTGGCCTGCAGCTTCCTGGTCGGTGTAGGACGCGATCAGCGCATCAGCCTGGCGACGTCCTGCAGCGGCGACGTCCTTGGTCTTCTTTTCGACGCCGATCTCAGCGCCTTCGCCCACGTCTTCGCCGAAGTCAATGGTCTTTTGTGCGGGCGAGTTGGAGTCAGCCTCTTTCCTCATTGCGCCGATGATTTCCTGCACCATCTGCCGTGCTTTGTTCTTCAGTGAGGGGATGGTGTTCCCCATACCAGCGGCAAGGCCGTCGCCGAGGTCAGTGCCGACAGAGTTGGCGTCGTTGTAGGCGTTGGCCCACTTTTCCAGCGAGGCCTCGTAGCCTTCCTCGGCTTCTTTGACCTCTTCCTCCGTGAAGCCTCCGATCCCCTTCTCATACTGCTCGCGCTTCCAGGCAGCCTCCAGGCCGAAGTTGATCGCCTCCTGATGCAGGCGGTCAACTGTGGCTCTGGTGGCCTCGTCCACTTCGTCGGAGTATGTCAAATAGGACCCGCTCTTTTTCAGGAGCAGATCCTCCACGACTTTGTAGTTGCCAGCCAGCGCCGCCTCTTCCGCCTCGCGATACTGCATCACAGTCTGGTGGTAGCCTCCGTAGTTGGCAAGGTCCTCGTCGTATGCTGCCTTGGCCTTGTCAACTGTTTCCTGGTGCTTTGCAATCTTGGCAGAATAGCGCGCCATCTGTTCGGACCAATACCAGGCGGCGACCTCGTTGCCGAACGCCTCATTCATCTGCCATTGTTCTAGGGCTGTGTTGTACTTTTCCTGCAGATCTGCAATTTTCCCGTAACTCAGCTCCTTCTGCGCCAGATACTCCTTCTCGGAGACTTTGACAGCAGCGAGCGCGTCGGACTCCTGCTTCATCGCCTCGACGTAGGCCTCGTTTCCTGCTTCCAGAAGCGCCTGCGCCGTTTTGGCCTGGATCACCTCGTCGATGGAGGTCTTGAGGTCCTTGTAGTTCTGGATGACGTTGCCCGTCATAGTGTACTCAGTGCCGAGGGCTTCGTTCAACTCGCCCAGGATGTACTTCGCGCGGGCCTGGTCGCTGTCTTTCACTCGACCCGACTCGTCCGCCAGGGTTCTCAGCTCGTTGGCCAGGTTCTGGACGTGGCCCATCTCCGAGGTGATGCCGCCCATCGCTTCCTGCGTCGCAGCCTGCTGATCGCGGAAGGCCTTGGCGGTGTCCCTTGCGGAAGCTGCGAGCTCCAGCTCCTCCTCGCTGAGGACGTCGGCTTTGGCCGCTGCCAGCTCCGCAGACTCCTGGTATCTTGCCAGGGCATAAAGGAGCCCAGCAGCGCCCACGATTGCGGTCACGATCATCCCCGTGGGGCTCGCTGCCTGCACAGCGTTCAGGATCTTCTGTGCCGCTGTCGTTGCCATTATGGCGCCTTTCAGGCCCTTCTCAGCCACAGTGGTGGCGATGCACGCGGTCTTATATGCCACCATTGTGGTGGCGATGCCGACCAGCGTGCTCTTGATAAACGGGCCGTTTTTCTTCACCCATTTGGCCGTATCGACCAGGGCAGGCAGGAGCTCCTTGCCGACCCATTTCGCGAGATCCTTGACGGGCTCCTTGGCGTCCTTGGCCAGGGAGACGCCCAGCTTCTTGATCTCGGTAACCACGGGCTGGACTTCTTCGCCGACCTCGGCGAGGGTCTCGTTCCAGTCCTCGTTGGCCTTGTTGGCCTCGATGACTGCCTTGTTGGTCTTCTTGTACTGTGTGCCCGCCTTGCCGTAGAGGCGGTTCAGCGTGCTCATTATGAGCTTCTGGCGTTCCTGCTGGTTGCTGCACTCTTCCAGGGCCAGGTTGAAGTAGTCCTCTGCCGTGGCGGCCTCCTTGACCTTCTTGTTCCACTCCTCGTTGGCTTTGGTGTTTGCTTTCAGCGTGACGCCGAAGGTCTCGCCCTCGGTAGCGGCCCAGTTGAGCGCGTCGGCAAGGTTGCCCGCGATCTGTCCCGTCCTCATCGTCTCGTTGGCCGATTCAACCAGCGCCTCCACGGGGAGGGAGTCGGGGAAGCGGGCATAGACGCCCGCCAGGGTGTTGGTCATTGCAGCCAGGTCTTCCTCAGTGTCGCAGAATTGCGCCAGGAGCGTCGAAGCCTCCACGGCTGTGTCAGTGTCCCCCAGGATGCTCTGCAGCTCCTTGTAGGTCTTTTTTGCGGCTTCTGTGCTATGCTCGGCGGCTTGGTATGCCGTGTCGAGCCTGCCCATCGCGTTGCGGTATTCCTGAGTCGCTTCTGCGGTGCCGATGATTGCAGCCGCAGCTGCAGCAGCCAGAGCAGCGACGCCTTTCAGCGCGGAGCCGAGGGAGCCGTCCAGGGTTCCACCCAGGTCGTCGGTTTTTTGCTCGGTCTTCTCGGCGCTTTCTCCCAGGTCGTCGACGTCCTTGGCGGTGTCGTCGGACTTATCACCCAGGCGGTCGATCTCGTCTGCGGTGGTCTTCGCGGCTGTTCTGTAGCCGTCCAGCCTCTTCTCCGTCGAGACGATCTCACGACGCAGAGCGCGGACCTGCTCTTCGGAGGCTTCGCCCTTCTCGAATTGCGCCTGCACCTGCTTCTCTGCCTCTCTTAGGGTGTCGAGCCTCTCCTCGGTGCTCTCGACTGCGGATGCCAGCACCTTCTGCTTCTGTGCCAGGAGCTCGGTGTTGGTCGGGTCCAGTTTCAGGAGCCTGTTGATCTCGCCCAGCTCGCTGGACAGGGCGCTGCTTTTTTTGTCGACGGCGTCCAGGGCTTTGCCCAACTTTGTGGTGTCTCCGCCGATCTCGACTGTCAAGCCCTTGATGGTTTTACTCGCCATTGGTTTGCCCCCTTCCAAATAATGCACGGAGCTGTCCGCGGTCGGCCTTCGTCTGGGTCATTCTCCAGGCGTTTCGCAGGTACTCCCGCCCCTCCTCGGATTGCTCCATTCTGGTGATGAAGGCGTCGCGGTACCAGAGCAGGAACTGGATGTAGTTCAGCTGCCCGACCTGGATGAAGTTCAGGCCTGTGTACTCTGCCACCATAGCGCGGCGCCCTGATCTTGTATAAAAATGATGTTCCCCCGCACTGTCACCAGGTGCGTAGTGCGGGCGCATCAGTTTTTTTCGTTTTCAATGCTTTCAATGAAGGCCTGGTATTTCTCGAAGAACTTTCCGATGGCCTTGATGCTCCACCCGTAATCGACCAGGAGCTCCCGCGCCGTGACGTGAAAGTCGTCGTCGTTGCAGCTGATCAGCTTCGCCGCAAGGTCATAGAGGGCCTGCTGTGTCCGCTCGGTCTTGTTGCCGTCCAGGATGGACTGCAGGACGATCTTGCTGCGTTCCAACTCGGCGATCAGGTCATAGGTGGGCGCGGTGATATGTACGACGACTTCGCTGTTGCCTTTCAGCAGCAGGACCATCGTCGGGAAGTCAGCCAGGCGCAGGTCTAGGATGTTGTTCATAGTGGTCTCCCTTTCGTAAAAAATAAAGCGGGGCGCGGCTAGGCGCCCCGCTGGGGTGTGTGCTTAGGCAGTGGCGCCAGTCTCCTCGATGATGGTCACGAGGGTGCCTTCGTCGTCCTGGGGCAGAGCAGTAAACTCGGGCTCCAGAACAGTCGCAGCATCCACAGCGAAGGTCAGGGTCAGGCCTGCGGTGTTGGTTCCACGGATCAGCACCCAGAGGTTGCCGTCCTTTTTGTCTTCCTGCATAAAGCAGATGACCCACTCCTTGCCCTGAGCGTTGCCCGCTCCGCCGATCTTGATGGTGCGCTTGCCGCCTTCGGTCGTTACCTTGCAGCGGTCGGCCAGATACTTCAGCGTGTCGCCGTTCCAGGTGATCAGTCCCAGCTTCAGGATGACCTCCTCAGCATTTACCACGACCTTGGAGACGAGGTTCAGGTCGTCATTCTCCTTGTGTGGCTCTGCCGTGTAGGTCAGCTCGGCGCCGTTCTTGATGTGGCCCAGCACATTCTCGGCCACGCAGATCTCGGTCTCGGTGGGCATACCATTGGAGCTGTCATACTCCATCACATAGGCCTTACCAGATCCGAGGGTGATGTTGGTCTTCGTTCTCTTTGCCATTTCGGTGTTCTCCTTTTAATTTTTTTCGATATACGAAAATTCATATATCACTTGATAGCGCTTAGACTCGCGGAGCCAGTAGCGGGACTGCTTCGTCCATTTCAGGCCCAGCGAGTTGAGCCAGGCCTCGACGGCCCTCTCTGCTTCTGGGTCCTGCTTTGGCTCGTAGAGCTCCAGCGTGATGTTGTGGGTGAAGATGCGGATCTCGAAGTCGGGGCCGTCTGCGTCGACGTCGTCCAGCCAGATGCCGTAGGTCTCAGCGGGTGGCGTTCCGACCCATTGCGTCTCCTCGATGGGGATGCCCGTGGCGGTTTTAACGTCTTGCAGCATTCTCAATGGCCTCCTCTACTTTTCGTTCATACTCGGGGCGCACTTCGTCGAGCGCCTTGTGCAGGAAGTCGGAGCCGTCGACTCTTCCGCCACCAGCTTTGGCGTGGCCTTTCACCAGCAGGTGGGTCAGGCGGTGCTTCGGTGCCTTGGCGCCCCAGATGCAGCGCACGTCCCCATAGACGCCGCGCTGCTTCTTGTAGGTGATCGCCTTGGCAAAGTCGCCGAAGCGCTTCGGTGCGGTGGCTTTGGTTTTCTTCACCAGCTCCTTCGCCGAGTCTTCCGCGATGATGTTCAGCTGCTCCACCAGGTCCTGGTGATATGTCTCCAGCTCGCTGGAGAGGAAGCGGCCGAACTCGTGCGGCTTCTTCACCACGACCTTGGTCGAGCGACCGCGTCCGCGTTTAGCCATATCGCTCCACCTCCTCCGTCGAGGCGCTGGTCAAGGTCAGCTCGATCTCCTGGCCCGCTCTGTAGGTCCGCATAACGCGGTAGAGCGTCCCCTCGTGCTTGGCGAAGTGCTCGCCGTTGTAGTCGAAGTAGTCGGCCAGGATAAACTTGACCTCGGGGCTGTACTCGGTGGCGGCTGCCTCGTAGAACTCCCGCATCCCGATGCTTTGCTGCTTCGCGAAGACTTCCCGACGTACTCCGTCTTCGCTGATCAGGAGCAGGATCTCATTCATCGCTTTCATCCTCCCAGCCATAGCCCTCCGCCGCTTTGAGGCAGTCCCTCAGGGCGAAGTAGCGCTGGCGCCATTCGGAGCTTTTGGCGATGTCGTCGGTGTGGCAGCTCTTGACGTACAGCTTGACGGCGTTGAAGATGAGAGGGTCGCTCTCGTCCTTGTGGATGACGCCGTGCATCCTCAGGTCTGCCAGGGCGGTGGCGATGTCCGCCTTGATGTCTTCGTCCAGCTTGTCGTGGCTGATCCGAAGGCTCAGCTTGATTTTTTCGAGCGTGGTCACAGTGGGCCCTCCTTTCATCTGTCGGGCGGGGTTGTTACGCCCCGCCCTGGGTCAATGCTTAGGATGCGGCCTGGGTGAAGCGTACCACGCCCACGCCAGTGGGTTTGCCGTCGCAGAGCGCCATAGCGCGGTAAACAGTGGAGCCGCTGCGGAAGGCAACAGACTCGTCGCGGGCAACAGTAGGAGCCTTTGCGAAGTTGAACTTGTAGGCCTCCTTCAGGTCGCCGAAGTAGATGTCGGTGCCTGCGGCGTCTTCCAGGATTACGGGATAGCCGAGGATGTTGAACTTGGCAGGAGCCTGAGCATCAGCCACGACGATGGGATGCTTGGAGCTGTCCTGGATGTTCAGCACGTTGCCGTAGAAGGAAGCGCGGCTCATCACGAAGGATGCGCCTGCTGCGTACTCAGTGGGAAGTGCTGCGATGATCTTCATCACGTCGCTGAAGGTGATGCCTGCCTTGGTGTAGGTGCCGTCGGCGGTGCGGCTGGAGAGGCCAGTTGCCTGAGCGGAACCAGTGCCAGCCATAATACCAGCAGCAACAGCCTTCTGGATCTTGTTTGCAAGGCGAGCCACCAGCCAGTTCTCGAAGGCGTCGATCGCCATAGCTGCCACGTCTGCGGTGATCTCCACAGTCTTGATCAGCTTGTAGGCGCTCAGGGTCACGGGAGAGATGCTGTCAGCGCTGTCGGTTGCTGCGGTGCCCATAGCCACCCAGGAAGCGCCTGCGACATTGCCCTCGACGGGGATGGAGATGTTGCCAGGGATGTAGGTCACGTCGACGGCTGCGATGATGGGAGTCAGCTCCAGCTTGCCGACGATCTTGTTCATCGTCTGGGTGGGGATTGCTGCGGCGCCGTTTACGGCTGCGCGCTGTTCTGCGGTCAGTTCTCTGCCCTGAAGTCCGAGCAGGTATGCCTCGCGGTATTCTGCAGAGTCGATTGCGAAAGTCTTGGTTTCCATTTTGGGTTCCTCCTGTTTTCTTTCGATGATGGTGACGCCGATCTTTCCTTCGGCGATGTCTGCGCGGAGCTGCTGCCGCTTCTGGGCTTCGTCCAGACGCTGCTTGCGCTCTGCTTTCAGGTCTGCGACCTCGGTCTCCAGCGCGGTCAGCGCTTCGGCCGTGGCTGCATCAATTTCGCCTTCAATGGCGGCGAGTCTTTCTTCGATCTGTTCGATGGTCATTTCCTTGATGGTCATCGGGTTGATCCTCCTTGTGTAGTTTGTATTTTGAGGCGCAGGCGTCTGCGTCTCTCGTCAAGCTCTGCTTCACTCCGAGCTGCCAGGTCGATCACTCCGTCGACCCAGGCGCGAGCATTGATCTCAGTGTTATCGTTTGCGGGGATGCTGACAGGCGCCACGTCGTAGACCTTCTTCACAGTCTTGTGGATGATGGTGTTGGTCTCCTGGTCGTAGTAATGCGTGCCCAGGCGGAAGCGCCAGCTCATCTTGGTGACCATTCCCGCCTTGATGTCCTCATAGAGGGCGCGGGCGGCTTCGGTTCTTCCGAGGTCGGCAGCTACGAAGAGCCCCTCGTCGGTCACCTCCACGATCAGGCTGCCGTTGCTTGTGCGGGCCATCACCTTCCCCTCGTGGTCGTATTGCATAATGATGTCGCTCATATCGCAGCCGTCAAAGCAGCCGCGCTCGAAGCGCTCATAGACGGGCGTGCCGTCGTAGTCGTGATACAGGACGTAGGGCTCGAAGCGTGCAGCGATGCCCTCGACGTAGTAGTCGGAGTCGATGCGCTTCTGGTTAGGCGTAGAGGTCAGGACTGCGAGCGCTCTCTCCTGCGCCTCGTCCTTGAATTTGGTCTTGCTGTCAGGGGTCATTGATCTGCCTCCTTTTCTCCGTTAAAAGTCCCGCCCTGGTCCGCATCGTCGAGAGGCGCGGCGGGCTCTGTTTTGGTTGCGTTGATCTTGTTCTGGGCTGCTTCCAGCTCCTTCTGCAGCTCGGTCACTTGGTCGAGCTGGCTGACTTCGGTGTACTCCTTGCGGATGTAGCGCTTGTCGCCGTCGGGAACGTGGGGCAGGTTCCAGATGTCCATCACGTCGTTAGTGCTCAGGATGCCGCGGTCGAACATTTGGCTGGAGACGTTGAGCTTTTCCGCGTTGGTCATATACTGCAGGCGGTTGGAGCTCCAGGTGATGGCGTTCCCGCGGGTCCGCTCGTTCTGGTTGTAGCTCATATACGTCAGCGCCTGCGCCAGCTGAATGGAGAAGGGCTCGATCTTGCCCTCGTAGTATGCAGACCACTTGTCTCCGAAGGCCTTGTTTTGCAGGATGTCCTCGTTTGATCCGAAGTAGTTGTAGACGCGGTTCTCGATCAGCTTCATCTGCTCGTGGTCCACGACCTTCGCGGCGGACTGAATCTGCTGCACGTTGGTGAAGGTATTCGGGAATACTGCCAGGCCGCCCGCTTCGGGGCCGAGGTTATCTTCCACCCAGTCCTTGCGCTGCTTCAGCATATCCTCGCGCTTTGTGTAGTTGCCGAGGGTTGCCATAAAGCGGATTGCTGCGCTGTTCTTGATGCCTTCCGTGATGCCCTGGTTCTGCATTGCCAGCAGCTGCATCGTGGGACGGAGCGCGTCGTTGCTGTCGCCCTTGATGTCGTTACTGTAGAGGTGCTTGCTCACCACGCCGCAGCGGGCCAGCTCGACGGCTGCGACCTCACCAGAGCGGAAGGTGTAGCGAAGCCAGGGCTCTCCGTCCACGTCGATGACTTCCACCTGGGAAGGGTCGACGGGATAGTAGCCGACCAGGCGGTCGAACTTGTCCAGAATGGGCGTGATGAAGCAGGTGTTCTTCGCGTCGTAGAAGGCCGCGCATTTGTATAGGAATTGCGCCGACGTCATAAAGGGGTTGGGCTTCGTGTTGAGGATTGCCTTCAGCCCGTAGCGATCAGCGCCCACGATGTTCGGCTGCAGCTTGCTGCAGTGTCTTGCGAAGGCGTCGATGCAGGCGCGGGTCAGCTCCATCTCGAAGACGCCGCCGTCCCAGGTTGAAAAGATTGGCGTGTAGCCGTCCAGCATCTTGAAGTAGCTGTTCACCTGGGTGACTTGCTTCGGTTTCTTGAATAGTTTTTCAAATGCTCCCATTTACAAAAAATCTCCTATGCTGCGTTTTTGAGTTGTTCCCCGACCTCGTCGTAGTATTTCTGGCGGACTGTCAGGGCGTCGAGGACGGCCACGAAGCCGTCGATGTGTAGCCGCTGTTCTAGCTTGACAGGGCGGATCTTCCTGGTCTCCTCGTTCTGCTTCACTCCCGCGTTGAGGAAGTGGGCCTTCAGGACGTTGTTGTCGCCGAGGAGCAGCGTCTTGTCGCGCAGGAGGCCGTCGCACTCGTGCAGGACGGGCGTCAGGTTTTCTCCCTGGTAGACGTCGTCGACGTGGAAGCCTGCGCCTGACAGCTGCTGCACCAGATACTGCGCCGTATATCGGTCATAGCCGATTTTAAGCGGCAGGATCTCATACTCCTGGACGAGCATCATATACCACGCGAAGCAGTCCTGGTATTGCACGAAGTTCTCGCCGCTCGGCTGAATCAGCCCCTGCGTGACGTATGTCCTGTATGGCACGCCCTCTCTGGCTGCCAGCTCGTCGATCTTGTTCTCGGGCATAAAGAACTTGACGAAGGTGTAGAGCCTGCCGTCCTTCTCGATCAGGACGCAGCAGGCCGTGAGGTCCGTCGTCTGGGAGAGGTCGATGCCGCCCACGCAGTAGCAGCTGCGGAAGTCTTCCAGGCTGTAGGCCTCGCCTGTGACAGCGTCGACGACCTCGTAGGGAAGCCAGGCCTGCGTGCTGCTCTGCTTGACGTTGCAGTATTTGCATTTGAACTCGGCCAGCTTGCTGAGGCTGTTGCGGGCGATGGCGATCTCCTCGCGGAAGAAGTCCTCGCTGACGCTGACGCCCATATTCGGGTTGGCCTTCTTCAGCTCCTCGATGTCGTCCCACTTGCTTGCGTCGTCGACGATGTAGAGGATCGGAAGCAGGCGGCGCTCCTCACTGTTGCCTTTCAGGACAGCGGTGGACCTGGTGAAAAGCTCGTCGTAGGGGCCGTCGTTGACGTAGCCCGCGGTTGAGATGCTCAGGATCATCGGCTGCTTTCTGGCGCCGAGGGCTGACTTCATAACTTCGTACTGCTTCTTCCCTTGCTCTGCTGGCCAGCTTGCGATCTCGTCACAGACAGTCAGGTGCGGGTTGAAGCCGTCGCTCTTTTTGGCGTTGAAGGCCAGGGCTTTGATGGTGGTGTTGGTCTCTTCCAGGTAGATGTCGCTGCGTCGCTTCTTTGCCAGCTCGTCAAGCTCTGGCTCCTGGTGTATCATCTTCCAGGCGCTGTCGTAGACGATGGCAGCCTGCTCAAGCTTCGGGGCTAGGCAGTAAATGTCGGCGCCGTATTCGCCGTCGAGGTATGCCATATAGGCGATGCACGCGGAGGCGAAGAGGCTCTTGCCGTTTTTGCGGCCGATGACCAGGAAGACCTCGCGGAAGACCCGCAGCCCCTCCTCGTCGACGATTGCAAACATTAGCGAGACAGTCGACTTCTGCCACAGCTCCAGCGTGATCAGGTCGTTGCGGCCCTTGCTGTGACGGCAGAAGCCCTCGATGAAGTTGATGGCGTTGTTTGCGATCTCGCCGTCATAATAAAAAAGACCATCACGGAGGCCCGTGGTGATCTTGTCATAAAGCAGTCTAATCCACTCGCCTGCGACGATCTCGCCGCTTTGGATGCCGTGATGATATTCGTGGATATAGCTTGCGAAAGGTTTCATTTTTTCCTCATTGCCGCTAGGCGGCTCTCCTTCTGGGCAGGAGGCACGATCTCCAGCAGCTGCTTGATGATCGCGTTGAGGTTCTTGGTCAGGCTGATGTGGACGTCTGCGGCTGCGGACTTCTTCATCCCGAACTGGTTCTCGCCGTTTTTATAGGTCTCCACCCATCCCGTCTCGTTCAGCTGTTCCTCCAGGTCCTCCAGGCTGGCGGTTATATAGGCGGCGCGGTCGATCAGTGCCGCACAGGTGTCCAGCTTGTTTTTTTCCAGGCCTGCAAAAATAGCCTCGAGTCTTGCCTTTTCTCGCTTGTATCTGGTCTTTGTTTTGAGTTTCGCCATATACCCCACCCCCTTCGTGTATTTTGCGGAGTTTTTCTATAC